TTCTTTTCGACCGAGACGAGCGTCGCGGAGTAGCTGCCGTTCTCGCCTCGGAACGCGCCTTCCTTGCTGCCCGCGGCCAGCCGGTTGTGCAGGTCCAGGGCTTGCTCGGCGGTCAGCTTGCTGGTACGGAAAGCGAACGTGCCGTTGATCTTGGCGATGATGCGGAAGTAGGTGGTCTTCATGGTCTGTGCTCCTGATGGTCTGGGCTTCCTGCCCGTGGATCGGTGCTTCCTGCGCCGATGGCTCTATTCTATGTACAGATTCGCAGCCGACGCAACACCCTGTACATTGGTCGGCTTTTCCACGAGGCGACCATCCTTGTTCATCACGAAGCCGGGCTCATCCTGAAGGGTCAGGCGGCGCGACTGGGCGAACTGGATACGAGCGGTGGCCTCGTTGATCCCACGCGACGCCAGGGCAGCCACGAACTCAGCACGCGAAGCTTCCGGATTCAGGGCAGCGACGGTCCGGTAGATCATGGTGTGGCAGATCGCCCGGGTCCCATTCGAGAACTCTTCCGGGGTCTCGTAGCAGAAGTCCAGGTCGGCGAGGATGCGGTCGGTGGGGCTCATGCCCCCATTCTATGTACACCCCTACGGATTGGCAACGCGAATCCGGACTTTTTTCAGCTTCACGCGAGCCGGGAGCTTATCGGGGGTGTTCTTCACCAGCCCACGTCCGGGGGCCAGGGAATAGAGGAAGGGCCAGGGCTCCGCCCGGCGCTGTGTGGGTTCGCGTTTGCGGAGCTTCATCAATCCACCTTGCCTACCCAGACGCGAACCAGACAACGCAGATCCATCGTGACCCGATCTTCCTGGGTCAGCTCACCGAAGCTTTCGAGCTGACGCTGAAGCTGATAGTAGAAGGCCTGATAGTAGCGGCGGGTGGGTGGCGACGTCGACGTGTTCGGATCGAACGCCCGAACGCGAGCATCCTCCATCAGCCGGCGACCGAGTGGGGCCGTGATCATGTGCCAGCCGGCCCCCTGCTGGGCCAGTGGAGTGATAGCCGAGCTTCGGGAACGATCAGTGCGGTAGCGCGCCTGGAAGTCCTGGGCGAGCTTTGCGGGGACGTAGATCTTCAGGACGCGCGGCATTCTTATCGAGTGGTGGCTGCTTCGCCTGAAACCATACGGCGCACGATCAGGGCCGCAAGGCCATTGCGCAGATAGCCAGGGAACGCGCGGTCGAAGATCCCGCGAAGCTCACTGAGGCAATTGATCGCCAGCTTGACGGAGAAAGGGATGCCGGAGTGGCGGGCCACTTCTCGAGCCCGATCAACGAGCAGCCGAGCGATCAAGCGGTAGGCCACTTGCTGCTCGCGCACGTTCAGCTTTGTCAGCCCGGTGGCCTGCATGAACTCCTCCACCGAGGCCCGGCTCGGTGCGGGGGCTACAAGCCGCTGGATGGCCGCTGGGCCCCCGAGGCCAGAAGCATCACCGAACGCCTCCACGATCGCCTCGTACAGGGCTTGCGACCACATGACTACATCGCGGTCATTGCGGCTGCGCGGCTTCTGAGTCTCGAGAGCCAAGCGGTCGAGCAATTCACGTCGCTGATCCGGCGAGAGCTGTTTGGCCGCAGTGAGTAGATCAGAAACCTCAGGGACAGTTTGCCGACCCCCCATCCCTATATCCATAGATATAGGGTTAAGGGGGGTCGAACGGGAAAAGGAAGGAAGCGAAGCCACGCCTGCCTTGTGGCCCCGGTTCAGAATCACGCGGCGTTGCATGGCTTTCTCCTAGTCCTCGTTGCTTAGGCCACCGCCACAGCTTCCGATGCAGCGGGCCGCTTCGCAGGGGTCTTCTTCTGCTTGAACGCGGTCGCCTTCTTCTTCGCCACTGGCTTGGTGGCCTTCTTCACAGCCTTCTTCGCCGAGGTGGTCTTCGGGCCGGGGCGGCCAGGCACGGACAGCTGCTTCGGCAGCGCGAAGTGGACGCCGTGCTTCTTCGCCCAGGCCTGCACCTTCTTCAGGTTGAAGCTGACCGAACGGCCGTTGACATCGCACGGCAGCGGGTCCTTCGTGGCCGTGCCCTGACGCCAGTGGTAGAGCGTCATGTGGGCGATGCTGAAACCGGCCATCACGTCTTTCGCGCTGATGGTGGTCGGGGGGTTGCTTGCGCTCATGGTGTGTTTTCCTTCTGGAAAGTGGAGAGGGGATGCCGAATTGGCGGACAAATTATACCCAGACCCGCTTCGTATAATTCCGGCCACCCTTTACAGGAGCTTCCCCCATGTTCGGAAAGAACGTTATCCGCAAACCTGAGTTCAATCTGCCGGGGGGAACCTTGGCTGTGCAGGAAGTGTTCGAGACCATTCAAGGTGAAGGTCCCCAGGCCGGCCGGCCGTGCATCTTCGTGCGGCTGGCCGGCTGCAACCTGGCCTGCACCTTCTGTGACACCGAGTTCGAGTCGGGCATCCACAATCACATGGCTATCGAATCGCTGGCCGCTCACATCGAAGTGAAGCCGAATTGCGAGCTGGTGGTGTTGACCGGGGGTGAGCCGCTGCGTCAGGCGGTGACCCCATTCATCCAGCGGCTCATGGCCGGTGGGCGCGTGAAGCTGGTGCAGATCGAAACCGCGGGCACCCTGTTCCCTCCGGACTTCCACTCGGCGTTCGATCAGCCACCTGGTGCGTTGCGGGGCGGGCAGTGCTTCGTGCAGCTGGTGTGCAGCCCGAAGACCCCGAAGATCAACGCCCAGATCGCAGAGCACTGCGCCCACTTCAAATACGTGGTGAAAGCAGGCGAGCCCTTCAGTGACGAGGACGGCTTGCCGCTTTGGAGCACGCAGAAGGGCGGGGAAGCGGCCACCCTTTACCGGCCGCCGACCTCGCTCTTATACGAAGCACCGACCATCTGGGTCAGCCCTTGTGATGAGTACGACGCCGCCAAGAACGCCGCCAACCTGCAACACGCCGTCGACCTGTGCATGCGCTACGGCTACCGCTTGAGCCTTCAGCAGCACAAGCTGATCGGCATGCCATGAAGCGCAAAGCCCTGCTTCTGGTGGACCTGAGCTACCAGACTTACCGGGCTTGCGCCGTTCATCATGCACTTGAGTCCAATGACGGAGCCTTCACCGGTGGGCTCTATGGCTTCCTGACCACGCTCGCAAAGCAGATCAGGGAAACGGAAGCCAGCCGTGTGATCGTCTGCGACGACGTCAAGCCCTACCAGCGATCCATCGAGTACCCAGCCTACAAGACACTGCGCAAGGACAAAGCCGATCCGGAGCTACGAGAACTGGTGGAGTGCTCGCGCCATCAGATACGAAGCGCTTTGCTGCTGCTTGGAATCCCCGTGGCGCGAGTGAAAGGCTTCGAGTCGGATGACTGCATTGCCTTCATCAGCTATCGCAGCAGGCATCGATTTGAGCGCATCTACGCGTCATCCAACGACAGCGACCTTTACCAGCTGCTCCATCAGCCGAACCTGCTGATCTTGAAGGACGAGGTGAAGGATGCCGTTGACGGCCGAAAGCTTCTCGAGACCACCGGCCTGAGTCCTGACGAGTTCATGCTGGCTTCCGCTTTGCAGGGAACGCATAACGACATCGAAGGCATCCCGAACGTGGGACCGACGCGAGCGGCGGCGGCGATCAAGGATCCCGCCATCATGCGGAAGTATCGGGAGCGCTGGGCCGAGGTCATCGACCGGAACCTGCGGCTGATCAAGCTGCCTCACCCCGCCTTCCCCGGCGTTCCGCAGGGCCTGATCACTTCCGGGGAGTTCGATCACCGGGCTCTGTATAGGTTCTGCGGCGGCTTCGACATCCAAGTGACGAAGGCCATGCTCGACTCATTCACCCAGATACACCAACCATGACAACCAACAAACACGTGATCCATGTCCTGAGCCCCTGGAAGCGGTGGCTGTTCCTTTTTGAACGCCGGCTCGTAACCCCGATCTCGGTATGTGGCCGCGCTCAGCCGACGATCTACCAATATCGACTGGCGCGCAGCTCATGAGCAACGCCCCGGAACGCATCACCGGGGCGCTGCAGGAGAACCTACTCACCCTGCTGTGCTTCGACGACAAGTACGCGAAGATCATCCGCGGCGCGGTGACTCCGCAGCTGTTTGAGTCCGCCGCTTTCAGGGAGGTCGCCGGCAAGGCGATGGACTTCCTTGACCAGTTCGGAGAGCCAATCAAGGATCACCTGCCCGACGAGTTCGATGCCGTTCTGCGCGGTGATGATCGCCGCAAGTCTCAGCTTTACGAGCGCTTGCTGAAGAATCTGAAGGAGGCCAGCGAAGGGGTCAACGCCGAATACGTGGTGGCTCAGCTGCAGACCTTCATCCGACAGCAGTCGCTCAAGTCGGGAATCATTGACGCCTTCAATGCGATGCAAGAGGGCCAGATAGACCAAGCCGAGCTAGCCCTGAACAAAGCACTGAAGCGCAAGGCGGCAGCCTTCGACGCCGGGCTGAACTTCAGCAACATCGACACGGCTATCGGTTTGTTCGATCACCTCGAGGAGCCAGGCTTCACGCTCGGTATCGAGCCCTTCGATCACGCGGGAATCTACCCGCGTCGCAAAGAGCTACTCATGTTCATGGCCCCGCGCGGCCGTGGCAAGAGCTGGTTCTGCACGCATGCGGCCAAGCGAGCGCTGCTGCAGCGGTGGGTGCCGATCATCATCACGTTGGAGCTTTCGCAGAACCGGTACGCGGTGCGAGTGATGCAGTCCCTGTTCTCGGTTTCGCGCCGGAACGCTGAAGTGCAGGTGGCGCGCCTGATATCCGAGCGGGGGCGACTGCAAGACATCATCTTCGAGAAGATCGAGCGCGGGTCGCTGGAAGATCCGCAAACACAGCTGGCGCTCGCGGCGCGAGTGCGGCGCGAGTTCCGCAGGCGCCCCCCGCTGATCATCAAAGAGTTCCCCACCAGCGCGGTAGGTGTGGATGCCCTGGAAGCTTACCTTGACGCCTTGGAGGAGATCGAAGGAGTCACCGGCGACGTGCTGATCGTCGACTACCCTGACCTGCTCCAGCACGACCCAAAGAACAAGCGGATCGAGATCGGCCACATCGTCGAGCGACTGCGTGGTATCGGCGTGGCGAGGAACATGGCGGTGATTGTTCCGACGCAGGGCAACCGCGAGTCAGAGTCCGCGATTTATGTCGAAACCGATCACGCGGCTGAAGACATCAGCAAGATCGCCACGGCAGACACGGTGATCACGATGAGCCAAACCAAGGAAGAGCGGCTGCTAGGTCTAGCGCGGCTGCTGGCGGGCAAGGCCCGCAATGAGAAGGATCGGGTGACCGCGCTGATCACTCAGGCCTACGGCATCGGGCAGTTCTGCCTTGACTCGGTAGCGATGGTGGAGGATGACTACTGGGGGATCCTGAATCCGCGCGACCGCCGTGATGATGATCAGGAAGAAGAGCGGCCCCGTGGGCGTGGGAGGCGTAGTCGATGATCGTATCAAAGCGGGCCGTCGCGGAGTATCTAGGGCGACAGTTGAATGCTTATAACTGGATGAAGCGTCTGAAGCGTGACGAGCTTCAGGAAGAGCTGAGGCGATTACGGACGCGCCCCCAATTCAAGACAGACCCCTGGTTGCACCAGCTGGTCTGTTTCTTTTTGGGGCTCCATGAGCCACGCTTTCTGTTCCTGCTGGACATGGGGCTAGGCAAGTCGAAGATCGTGCAGGACTTGATCACCCAGGCCCAGCGGGAGAAGCGGCTACGTCGAGCCCTGATTCTGGTTCCGCGGCTGATCAACATCGACTCATGGCTCGACGACATCAAGGTGCACAGCGAGCTTCAGGCGAACCCGGTGCTAGTGGAAAGCATCGACGGCAAGCGTGATCTGCTGCTAGACCCCGAGGGCGATCTTTCCATCATCGACTACCACGGCCTTGTGCTAGCGCTATGTGACAAGGTGAAAGGCAAACTGGTGCCGAACCAGAAACGGATCGCCCAGGCATCGCGGCTCTACAACTTCATCAACCCGGACGAGAGCCACAAGCTAGGCAATCACGGCAGCCTTTGGTTCGACGTAGTGGAGCGCTTGACGGAGCCAGCGGACTTCGTCTACGAGACCACGGGGACCATTTTCGGCCGGAACCCTGAAGCGATCTGGTCGCAGTTCTACATCGCAGATCGTGGGGCCACGTTCGGGGACTCTATCGGCCCCTTCCGCTCCGCATTCTTCAAGGCCGAGACTCACCCATTCAAGGGCCAGGTGTTTGTCTTCGACAAGACAAAGGCGCGGGTGCTATCGAAGATGATGCGCAATCGCTCGCTGCGCTACGAAGACACCGAGATCAATGACCTGCCGCCCTGCATCATCCGCCCGCGTAAGCTCGACATGGGGGCGGAGCAGCGCGAGCATTACCTAAATGCCCTAGAGGGGGTGATCAATAGCACGGGTGACGCGCAGGATCTAGCAGCCCCGTGGATCCGGATGCGGCAGATCTGCTCCGGCTACCTGAAGTGGAAGGATGACCGCGGGGACCACCTTGTCTATTTCAAGCACAACCCGAAGCTCGACATGCTCACCGCGCTGCTCGAACAGACCGAGGACTCGAAGCTGATCGTCGCTTACGACTACACGGACACTGGGCGGATGATCTGCGAACACTTGAAGGGACTCGGTGTTAACCACCGCTGGCTCTACGGCGGGTCGAAGGATCGACGCGGGATACGTGAAGCCTTTCTCCATGACCCCGCATGCCAAGTGCTTGTGATGAACAGCGAAGCGGGGGGCACGGGCACCGATGGCTTCCAGCACGTAGCGCAGTATCTGGTGCCCTTCGAGAGCCCCACCCCGGTCATCACTCGCAAACAGCTGATCAAGCGGATCCACCGTCCAGGCCAGAAGCGGCGCAGCTTCATCATCGACCTGGCCATGCGCGACTCGGTGGACACTGCTGTCCTGAAGAGCCTTGAGGAAGGCTTCGACCTTTACGACCTGATCGTGAAGGGGTCAGCGAAACGGCGGCGCGACCTGCTTCTGGGTAGGGCTTGACCTCATCCCGAATTGATATATCATCCGCTCACCCGCAATTCGCAGGAGCGAAGATCATGAGCCTCGGAAAGCTCGCCTTATCCCTTGCGTCGATCACCCTGATCGGCCGGGGATCCTATCTGCTGTGGAGTCAGGATCCCGCAGGAGCAGGCTACGCCATCGTGGGCATAGGCTTGTTCTGGTATACGTCGCTGTTCCGCGAGTAGACCATGCGGCGCATCGATTGGCGGGCGCTGCTCGTCGAACGTTCTGTTCCCTTCGTGGAGCGCGGGGCGAATGTCAAGCGTGGCGAGCTGAACATCCGCTGCCCCTTCTGTGGGCCGGCTGATCCTAGTCACCACATGGGCATCAATCCGGACAACGGATGGTGGGCCTGCTGGCGCAATTCGCAGCACCGCGGCAAGAGCCCGGTGCGTCTGCTGATGGCCATGCTGAAGATCACATACCGTGACGCCTGCGAGATCGCCGGGGTGGGCGAAGACTACATCGACCCCGAAGGTTTCGATGCCTTGGCGGCGCGGATCCTCGGAGCCCAGAAGATCGAGCAGGGGGCGAAGGCGTCGACCACTCGGCGTCTGCGATGGCCCCGTGGCTACGTTCGGCTTCAGGGGGCTTCGTGGACCCGGCGCCATCAGGAGTACCTGCGAAGTCGCGGATTCAGCTTCATCAACGACCTGGTCGAAGACTTCGATATCCGCGCCACCCTGGACGACCCAGGCTTCACAGATCGCGTGATTCTTCCATACAAGCTCGACGGCTCCCTGGTGGCCTGGACCGGGCGAGCCATAGCACCAGCCGAGATCCGCTACCGGGATCTTAGGCTGGATGATTGCATCGTTCCGATCAAGCACACGTTGTTCCTGCGCGATCAGGCCGCGTTCGAGGGCGGCAAGTGGCTGATCTTCGTGGAAGGCCCCATTGACGCGCTGAAGCTCACGTTCTACGGGCAGGTGGTGGGGGTCTTCGCTGTGGCCCTTTCCACTTCAACGATCAGCGAGCAGCAAGTCGCCCAGGCCGTCGAACTGGCGGACCAATTCGACAACGTGGGTGTGATGGCCGATAACGAGAACTCGCTTGACATCATTAACGGGGGCCGGCTGCGGGACCAGCTGGCGATGATCCGCAACATCAAAGCCCTTCCTGTCCCCTTCAGCCGCAAGGATGCCGGCGCCTTGACAGCCGAAGAAACCCTAACTTACGCCGATGACCTAGCCACGAGAAGGAGATCGTGATGCGATTCAACCGGCTACTGGAAACCCACTTCACGGGGTGCCCGGCCATCATGAGCCAATACGACGAGAACCGGAAGCGGACGATCCGCATGCACTATCTCGAAGACTACCCGGAGCACGCCGGCATGTGCGATGGGGTCGACGCCTGGATCATCTCGATCCGCATGCGACCGGACTTGAAGAAGATCGCAGACGCCATTAGGGCTGGCGAGTTGAAGCCCGAGGAGGTGATCCAGCCGCAGAACCATACGCGAGGCCGCGTTCGCTTGGCCTCGGCCCCCACAACCATTGAACAACCCACGAAGAAGGAGCGCACCCGTGTCATCGTCTCAACCCCCGTCGAAGAGTCGCCGTGTACGAATCAAGGCCGCGTACGTACCCGAGTTCACAGGCTCAATTGAAGGCTATCTCGTGAACTCCATCACGCGCGAAGGATGGCGCGTGGTCGAAACTCACGACCGCGAAGATCTGATGCAGGAAGGCTACATCGTGTTCATCCGTTGCGCTGCCCGCTACCCGCTACTGGATACGGCAAAGCACTTCATGGCCCTTTTCAAGCGGGCGTGGGCGAACCACTTGAACGATCTTTCGACGAAGGCTACGAGGGCCAGGATGGTCGGTTACAAGGAACCCGAAGACTGGCTGCGGCGCCCGGTCGAGCAGATCGGAGAAACCGACAACGCGGGGGTGCTAGCGGCGATGGTGCGCCAGGCCCCACGAGAAGTGGTGATGGTCCTGAACCTGTTCCTGTCGGCGCCGAACGAACTGCTTGCGCTAGCCATGCGGAACTGGGACGAGAGCCGTCCTGAGCAGCTGAACGAGCGTCTGTGCCAGCTGTTGGGCTTTCCGCAAGGCACGCCCCTCGTAGAAAAGGTCCGTGACTACTTCCACTGAATCTACCTCCGTATAATTTCCCCAGTGGCCCGATCACGTGGCCACTCCATCAACCGCTCATTACAGGAGATCCCCATGAGCAGTAAGATCCAACAGGTACTGGCGAAGATCACCGAATGCGAACCGCGCAAGGACGAGACCATCAACGACGACAGCTACAAGCGCCGGCTGGCCGCGGCGGTTTCCGAACTGGGTGACAGCGACTGGGACAAGCTGCCGGACGAGGCCCAGGACTACGCCAACAAGGTCTCGGACCTGATCAACGCCAACAAGACGACGGACCTGCCGGCATGGCCGGACCTGAAGGAAGAAGCCGCCGCTTCCGGTGGTCGCCGCCGCACGCGCGCCAGCGACGACGACGACAAGGAGGGCAGCAAGCCGACCGCGGGCTACAAGGCGGTGGACGTCGACACGCTGAAGAAGGGCGACAAGGTCCGCATCACCAACAAGCGCGACAAGGTCTACGAAGGCACCGTGATCGACCCGGACGACAAGGGTGAGCTGGTGCTGGAGGTGGACAAGGAGGAGATCGGCGTCGACCTCGACCGCGTGGCGAAGGCCGAAGTCTGGGCCGAAGCGCCAGCCGAAGAAGGCAAGACCTCGCGTCGCCGCAAGGCCGAAGACGATGAGCAGCCCGAAGTGCTGGAGCCCGAAGTCAGCGACACCGTCGAGCTGGTGACGATGCGCGACAAGGTCGTGGTGGGCAACGTGGTCGAGATGGACAAGGACACGATCGTGGTGAAGGACGCGTCCGGCGACGAGCTGGAGTTCAACCGCGAACGCATCAAGAGCATCAAAGTCAAGGTGAAGAACGCCGGCAAGACCGACGAGGGCAAGCCGGAGGGCCGCAGCCGCTCGAAGGCCGGTGACGACAAGGGCGACGAGAAACCCAGCGAAGGCAAGCGCACCCGCTCGGTGGCCAAGACGGAAGAAGGCGTCAGCGCCACCACCCGGATCCGCGAGCTGATCGTCGAGAACATGGACGCCTCGGCCGAGCAGATCGGCAAGCTGCTCGAGAAGGAGAAGCTCAGCGCGAAGGACAACACGCTGAAACTGATCTACAGCGACGTCCACAAGCTGCTGAAGATGCTGCGTGAGCGCAAGCTGCTGAAGTGATGCGCTAGACGCACCGAGACCGAAGGGGGCCGTATAGTTCGCGGCCCCCTTTTCATTTGGGGTTGTGTTTAACCAAGGAGTGATTTCAATGAGCAAGAAAGGTGCGCTGGTGGTGCTTAGCGGGGGTCAGGATTCGACGACCTGCCTCGCCTGGGCGGTGAAGTACTTCGGGAGTGATGGCGTGCACGCCATCAGCTTCGATTACGGGCAACGGCACAAGCGTGAGCTGATGAGCGCTGCAGCGGTGGCCGGTCTGGCCGGGGTCCTTTCCTACGAGATCATCCACCTCCAGCCGGGGATCATGCGCGGAACCAGCCCGCTGTTGACCAGCGCGGGCCAGGCCCCAGGCTCCGAAGCGTTGGAGCAGTACGAGGACTTTCAGTCGATGGACGCCATCATCGGCAACCGCGTCGAGAAGACCTTCGTGCCGATGCGCAATGCACTGTTCCTGACGATCGCCGCCAACCGGGCCGTCAGCTTGGGCGTGCGCAACATGGTCACCGGCGTCTGCCAGGCCGACAACGCGAACTACCCGGACTGCCGTGAGAGCTTCGTCGACTCCCAGGCTTTTACGATCCGCGCAGCGCTGGGGGATGACAGCTTCAATGTGCTGGCCCCGCTGATGCACTTGAGCAAGGCAGAGTCCATCGGCCTGATGTCTGGCTTCGGCAAGCTCAGCTGGCTCGCCTTCACACACACCGCCTATGACGGTGGGTATCCGCCTGTGGGCAAGGATCACGCGAGCGTGCTGCGGGCGCACGGTTTCGAGCAGGCCAACCTGCCGGATCCCCTGGTGCTTCGCGCGGCGCTTATTGACCAGCTGATGGCGCTACCCACCACGCCGAACTACTCGAAGGAGCGCATCGACGATATGATTGCCGGAGGCCTGCTCGACCGCATCAGAACAGACTACGAGCGGATCCGCGAAGGTTTCCGGATACCCAGCCCGGATGATCATCTCGAGGCGTTGCGCCGGGGTGACGTCCAATGAGCGCTGACGTCGAAGATGACGGCTCTTACAAGCGTTGGGTCGTCGGTGAGATGCTGAAGGTCATCGGGGACGACCCCACGCGTGAAGGGCTGAAGGAAACCCCGACTCGCGTGGTCAAGGCGTGGCGCGAGTGGTTCTCCGGGTATCACAAGAACCCCGCTGCCCTGCTGAAGACCTTCGAGGACGGGGCCGAAAGAGCCGACGAGATGGTCATCGTGCGGAACATCGATCTGTTCTCGCATTGCGAACATCACATGGCCCCATTCTTCGGCAAAGCTCATGTCGCCTACATCCCGAACGGGCGGGTGGTCGGCCTATCAAAGCTGGCCCGCGTGGTGGACGCCTACGCTCGGCGCCTTCAAGTGCAAGAGCGCATCACGAATCAAGTGGCCGATCTGATCAATGATGTCCTGCAGCCGGTGGGGGTCGGGGTGGTGATCGAAGCCACTCACTTCTGCATGTGCTCGCGCGGGGTGAACAAGCAAGGCTCGACGACCATCACCAGCGCCTTGCGTGGTGCTTTGAAGGACAAGCCCGAAGCCCGAGCCGAGTTCATGGGCCTGATCAACGGCACCCGCTGATCGACAACCAAGCCGGACAAAGAAGCCGGCCTTCTCCTCCACCATCATGCTGACACCTGACCAATTCCGCTTCTTTCTAGACTCCGGGGCCTTCTCGGCGTGGTCGAAAGGCACGACGATTGATCTCGATGAGTACTGCGAGTTCATCCGCGCCAACATTCAACACCTCGATGTCTACGCCAGCCTGGACGTGATCCCTGGAACCTTCGGGCGCGAGCCTACAGCGAAGGAGCGGGACGAGGCCGCGGAGCAGTCGTGGAAGAACTACCTTTACATGGTCCGCAATGGGCTGGATCCACTTCCGGTCTACCACTACGGCGAAGACATCCGCTTTCTGAAGCGGATCATCGACCACGGCTGCCAGTACATCGGGATCGGCGGGCTGGTCGGGATCCCTGGTGGTCGCCGCCGCGTCTGGCTGGACATGGTCTTCGACCATTTGACGGACGCTGAAGGCCGGGCCCTGGTGAAGACCCACGGCTTCGGCATGACCTCGATCCCGCTGATCTTCCGCTACCCCTGGCATAGCGTCGACTCAACCACCTGGATCAAGATCACAGCCAGCGGCTCGGTCTACATGCCGGCAATGCGGGATGGCGAGTTCGTGTTCGATGAAGCGCCCGAGACGATCTCAGTCTCGGATCGCAACCCGAAGCAAACCAGCAACGGCAAGCACGCGAACTCGATGAGTCAAAGCCACCGCAAGGAACTCGACCGCTGGCTGGCCATATGTGGCAAGACCTACGCCGAGGTCCGGGAGAGCTACTTTCACCGGGCCACCGTGAACGTCTCATTCTTCCGGCGCGTCAGCGAGAGCAAAGCGGAGCACCGATACAACCGCAACGTCAAGCGAGTGAAGGGGCTGCTGTGAAGATCTTCCTTGTCCAGTCATCCGGGGATCTGAACGGATCCAGTGGGTACGCTGCGGGCTTGCTGGAAGCAGGCCATCCGCACCTGCTGGTGTCATTCGTCGATTACATGGGCAACCCTTCCCGCACTGACATCTTCTACGCCTTGCGACGCGATCCGAAGAAGGCTAAGCGCATTACGGCCCCGAGAGCCCCGACCTTGAACTCGCGTATCTCGAAGAAAGCACAGGCCCTGAAGGCCGGCCAGCGTAAGCCATCCCGCGGGTCGATCACATGATCATCTGGGCGGCTACTAGCCGGTCGGAGCTGGAAAGCTTCACCGGCCTGATGTGGGGCCTGCTGGCCGCTGAGCATCCGAACGTCTTGCTGACCTTCAGGGACTACCAAGGTGCGCAGGTGATCTCCAACCCCGGCCCGGCTTCCGAAGTCTTCAGCCTGAACCCGAAGCGGATCAAGACTATGACCCGCAAACCAGATCTCCTCAACCCAACCGAAGAAAGGTGACCACATGGACTCATTCAACCGCGACGCCCTGCTGCGCGTCATCAACCTCGTCAGCCCGGCATTGTCGACGCAAGACTTCATCCCGATCCTGAAGAACATCTGTTTTCGCAAGGGCCGGGCGGTGGCCTTCAATGACCGAGCGGCCATTGGCGTCGAACTCCCCGCCGGTATGTCCGACCTGACGATCACGCTGCCTGGCGCGTTGCTGAAAAGCGCGGTAGCCAGCTTCAACGCGGAAAGCGTCAGCGTGCAGATCGGAGAAGGCAGTGAGGCCTTGATCACCAGCGGCCGGTCGAAGATCAAGCTCGGCACGATGCCCGCGGCGGACTTCCCTTTCAAGATGCCTGACAGCGGCACTGCCTTCAAGTTCACCGAGCCCATGCTGAAAGCGGTGCAAGCCTGCCTGCCGTCCATCGGCAACGACCCGACCCGGCCGGCCACTAGGGGAGTGACGGTCGATGTCGAAGAAGGATACGCAACGTTCTACTCGACGGACAACGCGACAATCAGCCGCTACAAGACCAAGAGCAAGGTGAAGCTCCCGGGCGACACGCCGGTGATCCTGCCCTCGTTCTTCTGTGAACAGCTGATCTCGCTGACGCGCGCCTTCCCGCAGGGCGAGTGGGAACTCGACCTATCACCAGGCGTGATCGTGGGCACCCTTTACGAAGGGGATGACATGGTCGCCTTCACCCTGCACCGGGAACAAGCCGATCCTGATCCGCTGGACTTCCCCGCCGTGATCAAGAGGCACTGCAAGCTGGCGACCCTGCCGGATCTGCTCGAACCGATCCCGGCCGCCCTGGACGCCGCGATGGGCCGGGCGTTGCTGGTCCAGGCCCAGGAGCCCGACAAGGCCACTAAGGTCACCGTGACCGAGACCGCGATCAAGCTCCTGTCATCCGGCCCCGTTGGGGAGGCCCAGGACAGCGTTTCGTTCGACGGGGCAGGGGATAGCCCACCGGAGCCCTTTTTCGTCGATCCTGGCTTGTTCTCGCGCGGTTTGAAGGGGGTTTCGCATATCGCCTTCTTCCCGAAGGTCGTGGTGATGGGCAACGAGGACGGTTCCTTCACCCATCTGGTGTCGCACTGCGTAGGGTAAACCATGGGGTTCTTCTATGCGGAAGAAAAGAAGGAGAAGGCTCCCAGGAAGCCCCAGGCCATCAGCCGAGGCACGATATCGGTCGAAACGATCAACCGGATGGGATGCGACGCGTGCCCCAGAAGGCGGGATTGGCCTGATCTGCGCAGGCCGCAGATGCCCGCTGACGGCCCTGAGTCGCCGGAGATCTACGTCATCGGCCCCGCCCCAGGCCAGGAAGATCGGGCGCCCTTCGACAACGAGCTGGGGGAGCACCTTGCTCGGAAGATCCGCGGGGTGCGTGGTATCCGGTGGGGCAACCTGACACAATGCGCTCCGCGCAACGACAACGATCACGGCATGCCCGCCGCGGAGGAGCTTTCGATTGAGTGCTGCCGCGGCCGCGTGATCGCAGACATCGAGAAAGCCAAGCCCGTGGTGGTGATCGGCGTCGGGGATCAGGCCCTGCGCTGGGCGGTTCCGCTCGACACCGGGTCAGCGATGACGTTCAGGGGGCGGCTGTTCGTGGCCCGCTTCGGATCGCACGTCTGCTGGTTCTACTCGATCATCTGGCCGAACTACCTGAGCAAGGAAAGCAAACACGCCAGCGAGTACGAGATCACGATGTCCCATGACCTGCGCCGGCTGACTGAAATGCTGGCGCGTGGTGATCTCGATAGCATCAAGCGCTTTGACCACACGAAGGGGCCTTACGACAGCGGGATCGAATACATCACGGGCCAAGAGCAGGGGGACATGGTGCGCTTGGAGAAGAGCCTGGACCGGCTCGCCCTGCTGCCGCGCACGGCGCTGGACTGGGAAACCAACGGCTTGCGCCCGTGCAAGCTGAAGGAGCCCATGCTGCTAACTGCAGCCATCGGCAGGTTCGACCACACCGTCGCCTTCAGCATTGCGCACCCGGATGGCTGGGGGACTCAGGGCCGCGTCGACCGGGTCATGCAAATGGTCGGGGAGTTCCTGCTCTATTCCGGCCTGAAGATCGCTCACAACCTTGCCTTCGAGATGGAGTGGGCCGCGGAGATCTGGGGCGGCTGGGTCCTACGGCGAACCTCGTGGGCCGACACGATGGCGATGTCCCATACGCTCGATGAGCGCCCCGGCACGAAGTCCCTGGAAGTGCAGACCGTCACCCGGTATGGGTTCAATCTAAAGCGACAAAGCCCGGTGGACCCGAGCCGCCCGAACTGGTGGACGCTCTACTCGCTTCGGGAGATCCTGCGCTACAACGGCATGGATACCAAGTGGACCGACCGGGTCTTCGACGACTATAGGGCCGATCTGATCGCCGGGCCGCCTCAGCTAATGCAAGAGTATCACCGCAAGGTCGAACTCGCCCCTACGCTCGTTTTGACGCAGCTGAAGGGGCTTCCTGTGGATCTGGACTTCGCGGCGGACCTCGAGAAGGACTTCAGCGCCAAGATCAAGAACGTCAAACGGCAGATCCTTGAGACCCCCGAGGTAGCCCGGTATGAGCGGCGCTTCGGCTCTTACGATCCCGGCAACCCGCGCCACACCTTGAAGCTGCTGAAGGACATCTGCGCGCGTCCCGAGGTGGTCAAAAGCACACGCG